GTCGTTATAACCGAGCCAAATCCATCGTTATGATTGTGAAACAAACACAAGATGATATAATTAACGATTTTACTAGTCGTGTAAGCCTACTGATGCAGGATAACATCAGCAAGCGACTAGAACTATTTGAACCTAGGGTCATGGTTCCTGGTGAAATCGAGCCACCAGCCGACAATAAGGTGTTGTCGGGAAAACGTGCTCAGGGCATCATTCGTGGATGGACGCTTGTTCTAGCGCACCACGGAGCCTCTTCCAGAGTTTTGGACTCTTTTAGAACACAGGTTACAGCATATCTGGATCATCCAAGTGAAGCTGTCTTCTTCAAAAGAGCGAAGTACCTTACTGTCGCTCCCATGGCTCAGTACCTTAGGTGTGAAAAACCTAAGGTGCCCGATTTGGATTTTAAACCAACCGGGCAGTATCGAAACTGGGCCAAAACAAGACTTAAAGTCTTCAATCGAAAGAATACGCATCTCTGGTATTCTTTCCTCCAGGCAAAGCGAGCTGCTTTACCGCTCTCCGTGGATTTGGTTTTAACCACCTACGAAGAGCACCGGGAAGCAATGGGATTGGAAGATCCCATTGACGATGAAGTCTTTGATCTTGTTATGAAGGAACTTGAACCTGTTCTCAAAACAGTTCAAATGGGCGTCAGGCGTTTGTACGACACTGACGATCGGGACAATTTTGTTACCGAAAGAGAAGCAAATCATGTCGCGTCGACACGTGCATGCTTTGAGAAATCTCGTGCCAAGGGAGGACAACTGGGTCACATTGCCAGTGTCGTCCCCTCCCTCGAGCGTTGTAATCCTTTGAATCCAACGGCTAATAGAGAGATACCAACTCTAAGGAGAATGCAATTCTATCCTTGGGTTGTTGTGGCAGGACGCGTTCACCATAACGTGGTTCTGGAGGAATATGAATATTCCACAGGTGAGGTCCAATGGAAGGACGCAGTACTGCAAGAGTGCGTCAGGTACGTTGGAGGTGCAACAATGAAGTGTACCATCCAAGCAGTATTAGAACCTTTGAAAGTGCGAGTCATTAGTAAAGGGGAGGCATTTCCGTATTACGTGAGTAAAAGATTACAAGAATCAATACACACAGTAATGCGTGAAATGCCATGTTTCCGACTCATTGGCAGACCTCTCTGTCCAACAGATCTCTTTGATCTAGCTGAGAATCGTACGATTCTTGGTTCAGGTCGATACGAATGGTTTTCGATCGATTACAGTGCCGCCACAGATAAGCTTAGTGCACGCTTATCTGCCGCAATTCTGTCCCGGATAACTGAGGGACAGGACGATGCTCTCCGTAGCATCTGGCTCTCTGTACTGGCACCGCACATGTGTCAGTACCCCTTCCCATTCTCTAAACAGGTTAGACCTGTTCAGCAGAAGAATGGTCAACTTATGGGTTCGATTCTATCGTTCCCGATCCTTTGTCTTGCAAATCTTGGCTTGTACCTAGCCAATATTGAAAAGGATTCTCGTCCATTAGGAGATAAGTTGAGAGGAGTTCTCGTCAATGGAGACGATATGCTCTATGTTGGAAAACATTCAATGTGGCAACCACATGTTGATCTTGGTAAGAAGGTTGGACTTACAATGAGTCCTGGTAAAGCCTACTACCATAGCACTTACGCTAACGCAAACAGTGCATGTTTTCATTACGATCTGTACAACAAAAGGAGCACTCCTTGGGCTATTCCGTTCTTGAATAGTGGCCTATACTTTGGACAAAATAAAGTAATGGGTACCCAGGGTGATGGAGAAGATGATTCGAAACCACAGAATCTTACTTCAACCATTAATCGTCTTCTGGATGGGACTCTTCCAGGAAAGCAGTGTGACGTTCTTAAAATGTATCTCGGCCGACATAGCCGTGAGATTAACAAAGAATGTCAGGGAAGGAACCTTTTTGTATCTCCTTCATTAGGTGGTATGGGTGTAGAACCCCCACTTGGTTGGAAGTACGACATCACTCTCGCTCAGAGAGTAGAAGCATGTCGTCGGTACAAAGAGGATCCCTACTTGCATCTCGGTTTTGGACCGATGCCTGCACCTGCTATTGAGGAAGCTCCGAGAGAGCTTACGGCGCCGTGGCTTGTACCAAAAGCCACGAGGGAAAAGCGTTACCTTAAGGGATGGCGTGGTCTTCCTGACCTCCTTAGTCGCTCAATCCCCTTATGTCAACCGGTGCAATTCTGTAAAGCACGTCGGGACGGGAAGTTTAGTACCCCTCGATCTGTTCCTCAGAATCGGTTCGCTAAGGAGTTTACTCGAGACACTTGGCTTGAAATTGGTGAACAAATTCAAGAAGAGTTAGAGTATTACGAGGAGCAAACTATGGAGAACCAGGATTGGTTCCACTACATCTCTATGTAGATTTCTCACGCCTGCCGAGGCGTTAAACCGGTTGCCGCCCAGGCATGTTATGGGGGGTAGATCTGGCAACAGGTCTTCCACGTGGAAAAAGCCATTTTCCGATCATAAATAGGTCCGTAAGTAATGAGGACCGTCAAGATCAGAGTGAGCAACGTGGGAGAAGGTAGCAAAAGGATACTGGGTCTATCCAGAAAGTGGGGTCAACACTATAACTGATCATGGGGTTCCTTCCCTAACTATCCAAAACGGTTGCATCTTCCTTGATGCGTAAAGTGCCGTGCTAAGATTGTGGTAACTGTCTTAACAGTTGTCTCAATCGGAATTTGCCGAGAGACTGCACGGATAGGGGACTCTGTTTACAGAGTCCCAGGAAGGGATGAACAGTCCTGCCCCTGCATGGTAGGATCCCATATGATGCAGAGAAATCAGCCCAAAAACCGCAAAGCCCAGAGGGGGGCTAAGGCAAAGAATACACCTAAACCTACTGAGCGTAACCAGACACTGGTACGTGCTCCAGCGGCTCAGAACCGCAGCATGCGGTCTCGACCCAGTCGGGACGTCGTGCATTCCGAAAAAGAACGCGTAGCAACGATTCTTGGATCCGTTGCGTTTGCTAGTGTTGCAAACTTCGCCATTAACCCGGGACTCTCTGAGAGTTTCCCATGGTTATCTGGTGTGGCCCAACACTATGAGCGCTATCGTATTGATCATTTGACGGTACGATATAAGAATCTTAAGGGGACAGACTCTGACGGTAACGTCATCATGTCCTTTGACTACGATACACTCGACGCCGGTCCTTCAACGGCTGTTGAGCAGACTCAATCCACTGTGTTCGTGGATGGAGCTCCGTGGCGAATCTTCGAGATGAAGATCCCTTCTGATGGTACAAAGAAGTACATCAGGTCCGGTCCTATTGCCGGTGCAGACCTCAAAACCTACGACTTTGGTCGTGTTTGGGTTTCTGCAGAGGGTTGCGCGGATGATTCTGCTCACGGGTACTTGGAACTTGAGTACCGTGTATCTCTTTTCGAGAAGCAAACCAGTGCCATTGGCAACTCCTTCTCCAATCGGTGTTGGAGTTCTTGGAACCTTAGTTCCGATACAGCTGTCCTTTCAGCTAGTGCTACACTAGATATCAGTGAGCAGGTGATTGTCGCCTCTTCTGATACTCCAACAAACACCAGTGGAGTTGTTACATTAACCTCTGCTGGGTACTATGAGGTCACCCTCGAGTACAGTTACCTATTAGGTTCCTCATCAGGGACTAATACTAGCACTATTGAGATACGAGTAGACGGAGCCTCTCAGGCTGTCCCTGCTCTTGGATATCTCGGGAAAGGTACAGCGGATCTCGGAAATGGTTCAATCACTTGTCTTGTACTTAGTGATGGAACAACAACCGTGGAAGCCTACTATAGTTTTAGTAACTATCCTAGCACCTTCTATGGAGACAGGTGTAGACTCATAGTCTGCGCCAAGTAGGTCAAATCCCCGTACCCGGGGTAGGCGATGTTCACGTCTTGATAATTTGAACAGGGTTGCACACGTTCCTTCTCTGTGAGATTCAGAGAGAATACGTGGATAGGGGTAATCCTTACTAGCTATAAAGAGCCTTCGGGACAATTGAAGCAGCGTGTCAGTAGTCGAGTACGAACTACGTTAAGGTACACGTGTAAGGAGAACAAATTTCAGAGGACCTTGTTGAGGGTTCTGGAGTTCCAAATTCCAAAAGATGGAAGTTGTGATAATCACATCGGCCGGGTCTCTATAGACCTAAGGTAGCCACATCTAGAGGATCCCTAGACGCTCGTGAGTTGATCTTCACGATAGCAATCAACCAAATTATGGGTGCCACTCTGATCAAGTGGGGGGGGAAAATGTTTACCTCCCGGTCGC